AAAGCTTTCTTCAACTATTGCCTTTCCCTCCCTTAGAGTAGCAGCAGCAACTCTGGCTACAGCTTCAGTTGAGTCAAATGTGATGTTTCCATCATCATCAACAGTTGTGTTATGAGGACCAGCATCATATGCATAATCTCCAAAGATCTCAGCAATCTCATCATCAGTCATAGCTACAGCATCAGGGTTATCAGATGCAAACTTTGCTGCATCGTAGGCGTTATCAAAGTTGATAACTGTGCCATTCCATTTATAGACTTGTATCATGTTTACCTCCTTTTATTGATATGCGTAAACTGTCACGCCGTTAAACTTAAAGTAAATAGATACTGTAGTATCGTAAGGTATGGTTACTACACCGCCTGGGTTGCTGGAGTTTTCAGATGAACTTGCTCTCATTGAGAATAAAACTGAATCAATTAAACCACTTGCAATATATGCACCAGATACGACTCTAAATTCTACATACCTACCATCAGCACCAGAACTGTCCCTGATACCTAAATACAAAGGCTTTCCTACAGTCAGCCCGGAGAGAGTCCAAGTTCCTGACTCAGATCTTGTTCCTTTTAATGAGACTGCACCAGAAAACGCAGTACCCGCTGGCTGAAAGTAAGTAGATGTGTGACCATCAAGCAAGTCAGCATCTAATCCGGAACCAGCACCATCGACTGTCTTGAGCTTAGCCAAGATGTCAGCGGCAGTATAGGTAGCGGCGGCAAGATAGTAGGAGCCATGCTGTCCATCAAGCAAGTCAGCGTTGATTCCTGAACCGGGTCCATCAACAGCCAAGATCTGAGTAAGCAAGTTAGCTGTCTGTAGGAATAGAGAGTTATCAACACCACCAAGCTTATCTGCATCTAAGCCTGACCCATCACCATCAACCGTGAGCAACTGAGCCAAGATAGCTGCGGCACCGATCATGGCAGCAGTCACACCATGAGGGTTTCCACTTGTGATCTCTCTATGCGCTGTGTTGGCAGCAACCTTAGTGGGGTCAACTGCCGTGATTGTCTGCAAGTAATCCCATGCGTCAGATGCGCTCTGCGCCGCATTGGTCTCGCTTGTTGCTGCATTAGACTCAGATGTTTCGGCGTTATTTTCAGAAGTAAGAGCATTAGCGGCAGAGGCAGCAGCGTTGGATTCTGAGGTAGCTGCGTTGTTCTCGCTTGTCAGAGCAGCGGCAGCACTACCGGCAGCATTGGTCTCAGCAGTTTCAGCAGCAAGTTGAGCAGCTTCGGCAGCAGCTTGGGCAGTCTCGGCATCGTCCTCAGAACTCTGAGCGTCAACAGCGCTGGCATTGGCAGCTACGGCAGATGCAGCAGCATTTGACTCAGCCAGTTCTGCTCCTGCCTGGGCAGTCTCAGCGTTGGTCTCAGCGGTCTCAGCACCAGTACGGGCAGTCTCCGCACCAGACCTTGCAGTCTCAGCCAGAGCTTGGGCAGCTTCGGCCAATGCCTGAGCGTACTCAGCAGCAGCTTGAGCAGTTTGGGCATCCAGTAGGTTCTGAGTGTTGTCGCCAAACCTATTATCCAGCTGGCCGTAAGTGCAAACATCTTGCGGATCAGAACCGTCAGCCAGGTTAGTTATCTTCCTTGCACCAGCATTGAGATCAGCCTTAAGGTAGTAGTCAGAAGGCAGGAACCCATCTGCTATTTGCTGTATCTGGTAGAGTGCTTGAAGAAATGATTTGTTAATATTGTCCTTACCAAAGTCATTACCTCTGGTGAAGGTAGAGTATGGGTTGTCAAGGGTAATCCTTCTCCTTATCCTGACATCAACAGTATCAGGAGGAGCAACTGTAAAGATAACAAATCCAGATGATATCTCATAAGTTGATGGACTCTGCTCAGCAACTTCACCTGTTGCTAATGTGATGAACTCCACCACGATATCATCATCTGTGAAATAACCTCCTTTGTTGGTAATGGGGAAGCTTAAGTTCACACCATTACCAGGGGTCTGTGAAAAAGTTAAAGACATTTAATCTCCTTTATTCTATATAATTAAGTAGTTGGTTGATGCCTATCATGTTATTATAGATAGTAAGATTACGAATATCTTTAATAAGATTGACATCATCGTCGGTTGTTAGCTGTTTACTCACATCTCTGATAAGCCGGGTCGTATCCCCAATTACACCAAAGGCAGGAACCGATCTAGCACCCAATGGCGTCGCTCCTCTCTTACCCGGAGATGACATTAAGGTATCAGGGAGCATACCTAAAGTAGCGGCAATATCAAGGGCTGGTTCAACAGCAGCTATTTGACCCATGCCACCGAACACACCCCAGGTTAAATTCATTCCTGACATTCTATTTTCTATGTACTCATACTGATCCTCTCTTCCTATTGAGTTAAGCATAACTCTTGATCCATAAGATATACCAGACAGAAACATAGAAGTAAGAAATATAAGTAGACCTTTGCTTCTGTTGTATTTTAGATCATACAATAGCTGCTTCTCAAGCGAACCAATACTGAAAGCCCTGAATTGAGTTAATAAGCTTCCAAGTGTAGTGTGCATATACCGAGGCGTTTCCCCTACATACAACCTCTGCATCTCTCTGCTTGCAATCCTATGAATTCCAGCTTGAAAGTTATCAAACATTTCATTAGGCATATCATCTATTCCTAACGTTCTTACTACAGTTCCACTGTCCGTTCTCTCTATTCCTCCTTTAGTTCTAACATGCTCATATACATCATCTAAGAACTTGTTAGACCATCCAGCATAGTCTATGGTAGGTTGATCAAATAGATTCTTACCTGAAATAGCTGACTGAGCTATCTTATCTCCAAGTGATCTGACAGACAATCTCTCTGCACTTCCCTGAACAAGACGGAATCCAGATGCTACTGATTGAGCGTGTTTTCCATAAGAAAGAGCATTATCAATTATCTTCCCTACCCTGCTGTCTTCTAACCCCTCTTCAAGAACTTCTGTTCTTAGCCCTTGACCATACAGTTTGTGATCCTCCCCAGCCCATTGAAGAACCCTGTCCATCTCCATCCAATCTTTTCTCTTCAGAACACCACCAACTCTTTGTGAGTCAGTACCAAAGACCTTCATAGCTGGAATTGCTTCTTTCATAATACTCATAGGTCTGTCTACAATCATTCTTGCTGGTTCTGCAAAAGTAGAGAAACCTAACTGGTTCAGTCTGAGAAGACCTGCATACCCTTTTACTCTTCTTATAGTCTTACCCAAAGTTGTACCTGCCACTTTATCTATACTTTTACCACTTATCCGACCAAGACTATCACGGAGTATCTGAATCTCATGAGCAATCTCAGTAGTAGTCTGACCTGTATGCACCATTGAATTTATCATACCCTCGTTCAGCAGTTGTATATCCTTCTCAAGCTCTGCTCTCGTTGCATAGCCTATTCTTGCTAAAGCTGTGTCATATGCAGAGTCTTTTACATATCGATCTACTATGCTTGGCAGGTTAGTCTCAAGAAGATCTACGACACTAAGCCCCCCTACCTCTGAATTAGGATTAATCCCTAGACTCATTCTTGCTCTGTTCTGCATCATCATCTCACCTTCCGATGCCAGCCTTGCTGTTTCCAGAGATTCAATGACATCCGATGGAACTCCTGCGTCAGAAAGAAGTTGTGCTAAGTTAGTTGAGTTAACAGAACTTACTCTATTAACACCCTCCATAAAGGTCAAAGCGCTGTCTGATGCTCTCATAATATGTGCATCTGCAATAGCCTCTGCTGCTTTTCTTGGCAGTCTGTAGTCACCCTCCATATACCCTTTAACAAGAACATCTCTGACCAAGCCTTTATTGAATGCTAACTTTTGTTTGAGCTTCATATTACTCATGATCTTTGGAACATAAGTCCGTTTGCTTTCTATTCCTTCAAAAGCTTTAACGCCATACTTCTGCATACGGCCAAGAGCTGTCTCAAAGATATTAGCATAAGCTTCCGCTGCCTCCCTTACGAATTCATCCGATGCAGAATCAGGGTCTGTTATTGCAAGGAAAGTCTTCTTGTTGAAGTTATCCCTAAAGTCGGGATTGAACACGATATCTTTGATGTTATTCTTGTTTGCTTTCATCCAACCCTCAAAGGCAGGTTCAACAACACCAGCACCGGCTGATCTCATATTCCTCTCTTCAATTGAGGTGTATAAGTCAATAGTATAACCTCTCTTACCACCTTGGGGGTTTTCTAAAACCTTAGACTGAAAACCTCTCATAGCCATAGATTTAGATGTGGAGAGTTTATTAGCCATTGATCCAACAGCCCTACCAGCTTTTGTTTCCATAAACCTAAAGGAGCTTGGAAGCTTTTCTCCAATCTCTCCCCAATTGTTAAACTTAGCCTGATCATCAAACTTAATTTGAAAAGCATTAGGAAAGTCAACGGAAGCAGCAGCACCGGCAGAGTATCCAGCTTGCTCCGAAGGAGGAGTCCATGTATCAGTTATCTCTCTTGGGGTCCTTTGCTTTACAGGAACCTCGTCACCGTAGATATGCTTTATCTTTTCATCCATAGTCATTCTATTCCAAGTGTTGAGATTTCCCCTTGCACCTTTGGCTGATTTGGCTTTGCGTATCCAATAACGCTTAGTATCAATCTGGTTTCTTATCAAATCCTGATCTTTTCTAAGTTGGGTGGTTGCCTCCTCAAACTCAGCCTTAAGTTTCCGTTCAGCTCTTTCTATCCCTCTCTTCAATCTATTATCCATACTGTTTACTTCAATCTTCTTTCTCTGGTATATAATCTCAAGATCATTGCCAGCTTTCCAGTACTTAGCATTAGCTTTTTGTACTTTGTTTCCGGTAGCTTTAGCCAATACCTTTTCAGCCTTAGCTATTTTTACCTTTGCTTCATCAATGAGTTTTGAATACTTAGAGTCTATGTCTTTTCTCTTAGAGTTAAACTTCTCAACATATTCAGCTTTTTGATCTCTCAGTGAGTTCCGCTTAGCCTCCATACCTTTCTGCACATCTTTGAAATATGCATAATTAGAATTATACTCTTTCTCTAATGCCTTTAGCTTTTTCTCTTCAAGCTTTATCCTTGACTTGGGAACCTCTTGCTTGGCGAGGTCACGATACTCCCTGGTTTTCTCAAAGATTCTATTGTTAATAGACTCTGTGTCTACTGCTGGATTCTTCTTTGCATAAGCCGGTTGCAGTTTCTCTGAGTTATTTCTAACAACAGAGTCTGCCTTTAAGTCGCTTGCAGCATCAAGTAGTACATCTTCTGCTTGCTCTCTCATGCTCCTTATCCCGCTTGGAAGGTGCATAGCCCCGCCTAACAAAGAACCAACACCAACATTCAATACAAAGTCCTGCCATTTATAGTGATGATCATTCATGGCTATGACTCCTTCAATAGCAGCATTTTCAACTCCGGCCACTAAAGCTGCTCTTGCTACCTTACTCAGGCCAGTAGCATTAGCAACCCATGATGAACCACCAGAAGCTAAGCCAACAGATAAAGAAACCGGATCAAGTATATTAGCTCCAAGAACTAAAGCCGTTCCAGTTAACCCACCTCTTGACAACTTAGCCATATCTTCCAGTTTATCATCTTCAATGGACTTACGATACTGCAAGTCTTTATCAGATTTAGCATCAAGGATATAGTCTGAGCTGTCTTTATTATATTTCTGTGTTACATCTTTGATGGTATTCTCTTTTAGTTCATACCTATTGTCTGCCTCTGGTTGATATACCTTCTCTGCTATAAGGCTCATAAGCCTTGAACCAGCAGTAGTCCTAACCGCTGGTCCTAAGAGATCAGAGAATTCAGTGTTGCCTAAACTCTCTTTATCTCTCTCTTCAAACCAACGATCAGGTAAAGGTTCAACAGCAGGAAGTACACCCGTAGTATACTCCTCAAAGTAATTCATAAACCTCCATTATATTTTAAATTTCTTGTACTTAAGGCTCTTAGTTCCGTTTGTTACTTTGAACCAACCATCTCCTGTCTTGTTTATTTTGTTTGTATAAGCTCCACTCACCTTGGTTGATTTAACAGGATGAGAGAAGTGTACCTTGATTTCCTGACCCCACTCCACTTCATCAATGGGAGGAATACCTGGTAACTCCTCGGCAAGTTTATTATAAGCGTGGACTCTTCTTATCAATAAACCTCTCATTGGAACCCCACCACTTCTTATGAAGTCAAGCTCTTTAATAGCAGCTTCGGCAGTATACCCTTTCTTAGCAGCTTCCATAGCTTTAGGACTTCTCTTTAATGATCCTGGTCCTCCATTGTACTCTATCTCATTAAAGAAAAACTTCTCCATCGGTAACATCTTATCCCACCCCGGCATCTTAGATGCAGACTTTCTTGCCTCAGCTAATTTCTCGTGCAGGATGGTTGTCATGACATCTCTGGTTGTTCCATTCCTAATGTCAACAGGCACTCCATTAGCTGTTAGCCATTTCTTTGGATCATCTCCGAGCATCTCAGGTTCAACTTTAATTCCCCATCCGATATTCTTCTCCCCAATTGGAGAGCCAGGAACATCAAATACAGTGAATAACTCACCAGTTTTAGTTTGAACCACACCCATTTCATCCGGGTTCTCATGTTCTTTAGTGAAATCAAACAGCATACTATTGGCTTGATCCTCAGTCCTAAGAGGAGTGATAGGTCTCTTGCCTTCCATCTCCTCTGTTAGGTTAGTTTTCATCTCATCCTCTTCTTGTTTGGATCCTTCTGTTCTTAGCGGATCTGAAACCCTTCTGTTTATTTCGTCTCTAAGAGTTTCCCCTATCGCACCATCTAAGGTGCTTTGTTCACGAATATCACCTAAGTCAAGATCGTAGTCCTTTATTTCATGAGGGATTTCCTTTTCAAGATCTGGAACCTCTGGCTCAACAGGCTGAGTAACTACTGTTCTCTCTTCATTTGTTTCCTGCTGTTCCAGTTTTTCCCTGGATTCTCTAACTGCGTTTATTCCAGCCATGATCCTACTTCTGAGAGTATCACTCTGTGCTGGCTGGATAAACTCCTCTATTTGATGCATTATATTATCAATCATTTTAAATCTCCTAAAACTTAGTGTTAATTACTGGTACCGTCTCCCACGACTTAATATTCTTCTTCTTCCAGTCAAGCATTCTCTTCATAGTGTCAGCTTTATTCTTAACATAAGCATCTCCAATCTCAGAGAACTTAAACCGTTTAGTTGACAGTAATGCACCAGAAGGATCAACAAGCCTAAAGTAACCCTGGGCAGGGAATGGAAGGATTGTTACATCATCAATCGACAGTCCCATTGTTTCAAGCACGGGCAACAACCTGTCCTTATTGTTATTGATCAGGGCGTTTATCCCTGCATCCCAATAAGAACTACCCACATTTGTCATCTCTTGGACTTTCTTATCACTCATTCCTAAGAAGACACGACCTTTATCAGTTCTTGCATACCCCTTAACAGCTTCTTTGATTTGATCTTTTGTTGCATCTCCTGTTGGATCTGCTGAGTTATACAGCAATTCTGCTATATGTCTTTTAACCATACTCTCTTGGTTCCTGGTATAGTCTTTTTTCCAAAAGCCAAATTCAAGTGATGACATTATATCGTCAGCGCTATCTATCACGTCATTAGATTTGATAGGTGCTGGATTGTTCGCCTGAGTTTGCGCTCTATCGAGTGCCAGTGCTGGTACAGTTCCCTTTCCAATCTCGTTCCAATACAACTCTATCGTTCTTTTATTGGCGTACTTAAGAGAATCAAGAACAGCCTGCCTCACTGGTACAGGTACCGAGTTAGCAAATGTAAGCAAACTTGTGACTTCTGGACTAAGTTTTTCTTTAATTCCTTTTCCTTTTTGAACATCAGATATTTTCTCAGTCAGGTTGAGAGAAGCTACTTGATTAAGCTTACTTATTAGGCTCACAGGTACGTGACCAGCTTCAACTGACCTTTGTATGATCTGTTTAGTGTTCGCTATTACCTTTCCTTGGATAGCTTGCTCTTTTTCAACATCGGTAGCATTGGGCATTGTTTTCTCTACTTCATCTGCTGCGCTCTTGTTTATGACATCGAGGCTCATATCGACAATGGCATCCATGTCCTTTTTGGACTTGCCCTTCAACCTGTTGACATCCCCATTAGACAAAGCTGTAAGTGAAGCGATCATCTCAGCTTGTTTCAGTTTCTGCTTATTCATATCTATGAGAGTCTTAGATATAAATCCTCTTGGAGGGTATTTGTTGTTAGAAACTTTTCTTAACTCTTTAACTTTAGCTACAAGCTCTTGATCTGTGATCAGTCCACTCACAGCTTTATTGTATATGTCAGAAGTTGTTATCTCATAATCTATGCCGTTATTAACAGCTTGTTGAGTCTTTAAAGTTTGCTCAAGAGTTTGAAGCTTCGCACTCCTGTCAAACAAAGAAGTCTTACGATCTCCTTTATAGATCTTTGAAGCCTCAATAAGCTTAAGAGACTTTGATGTAACTATCGCATTCTCAACAGCCTTATCTTTCTGAGAAGAAGTAAGCTGTAAACCTCTTACCAGCCTGTCCATATTAACAGCAAGTTGATCAGGTGGAATAGCATTTCCAGTCTGGGCATCAATTGTATCCATACTGATTAAAGAATCAGATACATCATTAATTCTTGTCTGGATCTCTCTCTCAATTTTATCAGCTTCTCTTGTTGCTACAATCTGAGGCATAGCTTCCCTGAAAGAAATAGGAACCAGCTTCTGCATCTCAGTGTCAGTAGTATAGTTATAATAGTTGTCAAGGAGGTACTTATCAACTCTCTTATATTCATCTCTTACTGCCTTATCCCACTGATCATCATCAAGTCCTTGTTGCGCCAATTGATTAAGTTTAGCTTGAGATTCAAGCATTTGACTCTTTAAAGTAACAGCAGCATGAGTACGGTATCCTACGACAGTTGCATCATCGGTTGGTCTTGCTCCAGCAATAGCCAAACCTGATTGGATTATCTTATCCTCCTCAATCTTTTTATTCATCCTTTTAACATACTGATCTGCACCTACACCAGCAAAACTGACAAGAGCATCAACCATAGCTGTACCCTTGTCAAAGTCCTGAAATGCAGCCTTGGGGAGTGGAACTTTCTGCTCCATTAATCTCCCCGGCTGATTAGTAGGTGACGGACCCATACTGAAAGGATTCTCTACTCTTTCTCTCTCTGTGGGTTTCGCCATTTAACCTCCTTGTTTATCAATCATTACCAATCATAATTACCTGCACTAATTCTCTGCCTACCAGCAAATGTGCTTGAGTCCCACTGATTTGCAGATGCACTCTCTGTGGATGCTGTACTTGCTGCGCTTGTCATACCATACACCTGACTGAATGTACTAAGACCTGAGAGTCCAGCAGAGTAGAAAGCAGGCGGCTGAATAGTATAGTCACTTGATCCCTTTGCCTGATTTCTGATATTCTTAGCTTGAGTGTCGATGTTATCCAATTGCATCTCCCTGCGAGAAGTTATGTCTGCCATTCTCTGACCAAGGCCAGTGTTCAAGTCCTCAATAGCCACATCAATAGATTGACCATAAGTACCTGTAGCAGCAGCTTGAAGCTCAATTGTACTCCTTGCTTTCATATATTCTCTCTGAGCTTGCAGGGATTCTTTATGGCTTGCTTCAATCGTATCTGACTCCTGCTTATCAAGCTCACTGTATGACTCAGTAGCCTGTTTCTCTAACTGCTTATTATATTCTTCTTGAGCGTCAGCAGCAGACTTTGCCTGAGTATAACTTGCAGCAGCAGAGGCAGCAGCAATGACTAATGCAACGGCTGTACCTACTCCCATTATATACGTCTCCCTCTTCTATTTAAGTTTCCGTTGAATGAGAAGTCACTAACCTGCAAAGGTACATGACTATCTGTGATTAACTGTAATGTATATTGATCTGATCTCTTCCTGATAGGTATTCTGTGTTGCCCTTCAACAAGAGGTGCAAATCCAACAATATTCTCAGGGCCACCAAGAGTTCTATTGCTGTGTTCTACCTCTCGGACATTGCCGTAGTTATCTATCACCTGAGATGTAATTTCTCCAGATGTATTATAGTTGACATAAAAAGCTCCAACTATCATCTTATCTAAGTTAAGAGCCTGGTTGTTCTGGTCCTTAGCTACTGGATTAGTTGGTATGTATTTGCAAGTGTACTTTATTCCGATGATTACAGTGCATGTGCTTTGATCTGATAAGTCGTCATAAGAAATCAACTCATCTCCATCTCTCTCAAAATTGACAAGAGCGCCAAGCTCATACTCGTAACAGTCTGTTGACCTGACAATCTTTA